AGTATTGGTTTTAAGAGTTTGAGCATAATAATCTTGTGTTACTTTCCAAACATAGCTACATTGCTAGTATTAGACAAGAGTTTGCACTTCTATGGAAGAACAAGAACCTAGTAAAGTCGAAACCATTGTAAAAGTTTGTGTGCTTCTGTGGTCGGCAACGCTATTATCTCTCTCATATTACGAACCGCCATCTGGTAAAAAGATTGTAGATTTTGACCCGACATTTATTGCAAGTATTTTTTCAGCCAGTACTGCATCACTAGGTTTTTCGATAAAAAAGAAAAAAGATACTATAGTAGATAATAAGAACACTAAAGTAACCACCAAATGAAAAAGCTACTCTTACTAGGTTTATTTATAGCTGCACCTTGTTACGCAAACGGAGTTCCAAGCTGGACTACTGGTTCATCTAACAGGACTGAAAATACTACTCAAACTATTACTCGCAGTATAGTTACTGAAAAATATGGGGCTGCGGTAGAAACTTGGGAAGCATCTAATATATCTGTAGCTGCTTCTGCGGGTATCTCTGGCGGTGATGCAGTATTTACTGTTAATGATACTTCAGCAGATTGGTCACTAAGTATCACTACAAGGGCTTCTGGCACATTGACTGAACAGATTACTCAAAATGATACGATCACGACTACAAGCGTTATTACTAGCTTGTCTGTGTTTAGCCAGTAATCAAGTAAGAGCCGAAGGCGATACAAACGTACAGGCTCAACCAAATGCTGTTGGTAATTCTAGTATTATCAATCAGAATATGAATATCAATAATGGAATGACAGGTAAGTTACAGTTTGGAAACTTAGTTTGTAGTCAACCTACTATGGCTGTAACTCCTTTTTATACAGGTAATGATGCACAAGGAGAAGATACATACAGCATTAATGAAGGTTGGGGAGTTCAAATGTCATTCATGTTTCCACTTGGATCTAATAATGAAACGTGTTCTGAATTAGCAAAAGTAAAGCTAGACCTAGCCAAAGAAGAATTAGACAAGCAAGTGCATGATAAACAACTTGTTCGTGTTTTGAAATGTAGTCAGCTTCACGCATCAGGATATATGATAAACCCTGCTTCCAAATACGCATACATCTGTAGTGATGTCATTAATATACGAAGTTATGTTAAAGCTAATCCAGAAGAATTTAAGTAGCTAGTTTAGACACCACATAGTACAGGTATGTGAACTCTAGCTACCTTTATTATTATCCATCTTTTCTTTCACATTTGCGACCTCTTTTTTAAGAACTTTAGTAAATATTTTCTTAAATGTTTTCTTGATAAAACCTAATACTGATTGCATGGCAATCCCGCCCGCCACGCTTACAACGCTTGCAGTTCCAGCAGCTATCACAGAGGAAGCAATGACTTCTGGGGCAGGTATTGGCATCTCCCCGAAAAATGGTAAATTAAACGTAGCTATAGGTTCTTCAGTTGATAAAGTTTCTTTGGGTACTAGCTGGTTCTGCGGTATTGTTTCTGGTGTTAGCTGTAACTCTTCCTCCTTTGAAGATGTTGTTTCTTCTTCAACAGAAGATTCCTGACCTCCCAAACCCGACTCTACCTGTTCCAAACTCGGAAGTAAAACGGGATCTAGGTAAGGAACTTCTGCCACAGGTGGATAGAAAATTGTATTAGGTGGAACGAGAATATAATCTGTATCTGGTAAATCAGGCAGATTTATTTCCATTCTTTTTCTTTTTTGCTTTTGCTAATTTAAGCAATAAAAAATCTTGTTTACTAATTTTGCCATCTTTATTGGCATCAATTTTTTTTTGATTTCCTTTTAAAGGCATGATTAAGAACTAGGTTTACCTTCTATTAGTTTAGCCTTCCACGCAGCTTTTACATCAGAAGTCCAAGCTGCTGTGCATATTGCAGATACTTCTGCTGGTTCTCCTGATAAATCAGTATCTACTAAATTATCAGAAGCATCTAGCGTTCCAACTTGTAGTACATATCTTTCAAAAGACCTTGTAAGTTCTTTGCCATCTTTTTTTATGACAGTTGCTTTACGGACTTGTACCGCTTTATATTGACCGACAACTTCTATCTTGTCATATTCGATTGATTCACTTAATGCCATTAGGATTAATCTCCGATTAAAACAGGTTTATGGCTTAGTTTAAAGACATAGCTTCGGTCTAAGTTTATGCAGTTGTCATATAGGTTAAACTTAGTACATTATTTTTACTGCTACCTGTACCATAGTTATTTTTCATTCTAATTTGTGTACCGCCTTGAGAAAGGTAACAAGATTCTTCATGTTCAATGTTTGCATGGTTACCACCAGAAAATCTACAAATAACTCCTGTTGCGTGTGGTTCGCTAACACCTGTAAAAGGTAAGTTTCTAAAAGAACCCATAGTTTTGTTAGCTGTATTTCCATAAGCAAAGAAAAATATTGATATATGAACTCTGTTTCCTATCTTCGTATACTTTCCAGTCAGACCACCATCAAACGCATTTCCGCTTGAGTCATATCCATGAGCAGCAAAAGTCCCNTCTTCATAGTCATCAAGTGCGTTGGCTGCTGCGGTATCAGATCCAAATTTTAGCCCATCACTATCTATTGTTAGTTTTTTAGTACTGCCAACATTAAATTCTGTTTTAGTATTTAAAGTATTTTTAATCGGCCAGTTACCACCTGCATCTAAAAAACCAAATTCATTACTGTTGTTTCCATAGACATAACCTCTAAGAGTGCCACCACTATCTTTAAGTCTGAGTTCTACAGCACTACCTTCTGCCTGTACGTCTGCTCCTTGAGCGGTGGTTTCTAGCTTTTTCTCATCGTTATAGTATAACTTTACTCCGGCATTTGGCTCTGCAATTATAGATTGCTTATCTGCACCTGTAAATATTTTTAAATTACCATTAGGGTTTTTTAAAAAGTTATCAGTTCCATTATGGTACATAACCATGTCTGTGCCAGCACCGAACTTTAACCTGTTTACATTTCCAGAGGCAACTGCATCATTATTTGAGTCTCCAAAAGCAATACTATTACCATTAGTATCTAAGTTGCCACCTAGCTGTGGTGTTGTATCTTCAACAACGTTACTTATACCACCTGCGGGAATACTCTCAAATGAAGGATCTGCTCCGTTGTTTGCTCGTAAAAACTTACCATCATTACTTGATGTGCCATGTGGAAGTTTAGATAAAGCTACTGCCTGATCTTGTATATTAACAGTTTCTACTGCTGAGTTTTGTAGTTCAGCAGTTCCTACGCAATCATTTCCTAAATCAGCAGCCGTAATAGTTGAGTTAAGAATTTTTCCAGTTTTAATGGCATCATCTTTGACACCATCTGTTGATACTTGTGTTAATCCCATAGTTAGCTAGGTTTTGGGTACTTGTTTTTGACAGGATCGACTATATCTGTCTTCCATTTATCAATACCATTATGGTAGATATAGTCAAGTTGTGTACCCCAATCTGGATACTCTGCTTTTCTATCATCTTTATATTTTATTGCTGCATACTCTGCGTCTAAAGTAACTCTAGCTGCATCAATATCAGATTGTACAAGAGTTTTTTTGTTAGTGTCATCATACGGAAAATCTGTAAAAGCACCTAAATCATCTTGTATGTAAATAACATCTGGATATGCTTTTCGTATTGCTTCGTGATCGTAATAAGTCATGCTGAGATCTCCTGTAAAATTATTGAACTTGCAGTTCTACTTGCGTAAGGTTGGTTANTATCATTAGCGTTTTGTGTTCTGTTTACATAAACAGTTCCATTATTTTGACCATAAAGTTGTAACCTATAATTTACAGNACTTCCAGTATGGTTCGGACTGTCAAGCCACATAAATGTTTGTCCATCAGCATGGTCATTATTTANTGGCCCTTGACCATAATTTTGAAACGAAGCTTGTTGCCAGTTACCCTGACCAGTATGAATCCCTATGTCAAGAGTTGATCCAGATATTGTACGTCTTACACGAGCAGCTACAGAGTTACTAGGACCACTCACTCTTCCTAAAGAAACAATTACTAATACTTTATGACTAGAATCTTTGGGTGTTATG